TAACTCCTATAACAAAATATATTTTTAAATATAATTTTGATAAAAATAGAAATATAAAATCTATGAAAAGTGGAGATAGACAGGTTGAATTTGTAACTGAGTTAAACGACGATGTGGAATTTAGGAAAAGTTTGAATCGTTTTAGAAAACTTGGGGTTATAAAATAGGGAGGTGTAAAATGCTTAATGAGTTTTTTAATACTGATACAATAGTAGAAGTCAAAAGAAGTACAAAAACAAAAACTGAATATGGGCTAACGGATCAAGATTGGAAAGTTATTTACACTAATATCAAGTGCCAGTTAAGTGTAGGAATTTTAAGGGCTACTGAAACTGGAATTATAAACAGTTCTAGAAATACATACAAAATACTGGTTGATAATGATGTAGAAATAAAACAGAATGATATTTTATTGGTAAATAAAGGTGGTATAGAATATAAATTTAAAGCTGGTAAACCGATAAAATATACTGATTTTATGGAACATCAGGAAATAACAGTGGAGGAAGTGGAAAGAAATGAAACTTAGCGGTGACTGGGAAAAACTAGCAAAAAAATTAGAAAAACTAGCTACTGATACTCCGCAAAAAGTAGGAACGACACTTAAACAAGTTGCTGAAGAAGTGGTAGGAGAAGTGAAAGAGCAGACCCCTGTAGATACTGGACAGTTAAGAATGGGCTGGCATAGGGAAAATGGTGGAAGTTTCAAACAGATAATTTACAACAACGTGGAGTATGTGAACCATGTCGAGTATGGTCATAGAGTAGTTTATTTTGGTAAAGAGACAGGTGGAGTAGTACCAGGCGTGTTTATGTTAAAGAAAACAATAGAAAAATTAGAACCTATATTCAAAGACGAAATAGGGTCAACAATAAAAGCGGAGTTTGAATAATAATGAGATTTATAGATTTTATAAAATCATTGAGTGGAAAAATAGACAGTTTTACGGGTAAAGAAGTTGGAATTGATAATATAAATAAGTTGTCCAGACCTGCATATTTTATACAGGTAATTGATTATAAAAAAGAGTTTTTTGCAAATTATAAAGAGAAGATATTTATTAGTGTAGATATTATGTACATTCCTGAAAATGATGAAAATAACAAAGCGGAAATATATAATGCGCTTGATGATTTAGATAACATGTTTGAGGTTAGAGGAAATAAGATTTTAAAAGTTAAAGATAGATGTCTAACTTTAAAAAATGAGGGCACAAAAATAGTAGATGGTCTAGGTCATTATATTTTTGATTTAGATTTATTTGATGTCTACGGGACTGATTTGAGAACTTTTGACAATAGTATTGAGACAATAAGAAAAATATTGAATGATGACAACACTGAATTAACGGAATATGAGTTGCTAAAAAAATTAGAGTTATTTGATGAAAAAGGTAATAAAGTATCGTTATTTGATGAGAATAATGATTTAATCAGTGATGAGGTGTTTAAAAAATTATCATTATTTGATAAAAACGGAGTTCCATTTAATTACAAGATAATGAGAAATTTAAAAATGAAATTAAAGAGATAGAGGAGTGATAAAATGGCAATAGTCGGACAAATTAATGCAAGTCCAAGCATTAGTATTGCATTTAAAACATTGGCAACTACAGCTATTCAAAGAAGTGAAAGAGGTACTGTATGCCTGATTTTGAAGGATAAAAAAGCCACTGGGAAGTGGTATACCTTTAAAACAATAGCGGATGTTGAAACTAAAAACTGGGATGCAGAGAGCATAAAATATATCAATTTAGCTATGCATTACGGAGCATTTAAAGTATTAGTCAGAGTTGTGCAGAATGAAGAAAGTATAGATAAAGTACTAAAAGATTTAGAAATGAGAAAATTTAACTGGCTGGCTTATCCGCAAGCATTAGAAACAGAAGACCAAACAGTTGTAAATTGGGTGAAACAACAATTTGGAAACACTGGTATAATTGGTAAGACCATAAAATATGTATCAAGCTATGCAAATAATACAGACCATGTAGCTATTATAGAACTTGCGAACAGTGGGACATATAAGTCTATTTACGGAGATTTTACAACACAGGAATATACAGCAGCAATTGCAGGACTTATTGCAGGTATGCCGTTAAACCGTAGTGCTGATAATCACATCATGAATGATTTGAAAGAAGTTGAAGATTATGAGCCTAAACTTGGTAAATTCAGTTTGTACACTGATGAAGATGTGATTAGGGTAAATTATGGCGTTAATTCTAAAACTACATTTGACAGTACTTGGAAAAAAGACACAAGAAAAATTAAAGTTGTTGAGGGTATGTGCTTTATCGTAGATGATATAAGGGACACATTCAAAAAATATTGGCTTGGGAAATATATCAATGATTATGACAATAAAATGAATTTCTGTTCAAATGTAACAAAAGTATATTTTAAAGAAATGTCGCCAAATGTACTGAATGGAGATTATGACAATAAAGTGGAGATAGATATTGAAGCACAGAAAAGAGTCATTATAGCAGATGGGTTGGAAGTAGATACCATGACAGAGTTAGAGATTTTGCAATATCCTACGGGTGATGATGTTTATTTAACAGGTGATGTGAGATTTACCGATACTATGGCATCACTTAGCCTGACAATGTTAATGTAATGAAAAGGAGTTGAGAAAATGCTGGAAAATATAAAAGGGAATAGAACAATAACAGGAGCTTATGGGGAGATATGGCTTGATAATGAAAAAGTAGCGGAATTAAAATCTGTAGAAGCTAAAATTACAGCGGAAAGAAAAGAGGTACAGCTGGGGATTTCTGTTGATAGTAAAATAACAGGATTGAAAGGTGAAGGAACGATTACAGTATTTAAAGTTTATACTCGTGGAAAAAAGATACTTGAAAATTGGATAAAAGGAAAAGATGTAAGAAGTAGAATAGTGACATCAATTAAAGACCCGGATAGCTTGAAAGGACAAGAAGAGAGAGTGTCAATTGATAATGTTTGGTTTGATTCAATTGAATTAGCAAAATTCGCAAGAGGGGAAATCGTGGAAGAAGAAATACCCTTTGGATTTACTCCTGGTGATGTTAAATATGAAAATGTAATAAAATAAAAAAAAGGTAGGGATAAAATGAAAAATATAACAGTAGAAATGTTGCTGGAAAATAGCAAAAAAATAGAAAAAAAAGATACAGTAAAGGTTAAAATTAAAGAATTGAATGGAGCTGTTTTAGAATTAGAAGTGTTAAACAGAATGGAAATACTAGATATTTTATCCAGTAATAGTGCGGACAAAGACAGTGAATTGATTTATACATCAGGAAAAATATTTAAGGATGAAAAATTAATTACACAACTGGGTTGTCAAATGAATCCAGTAGAAGTTGTACCAAAGGTATTAAGCCAATCTACCATAGTAAATATTTCACAATTGCTTATGGCAAAAGCAGGCTGGAATGAAAAATTTACTGTTGAAGAAGTGGTTGAAGAAATAAAAAACTAATTAAGGGCGACTGGAAAGCAAAAACAGTCGCTCACTATTTAAATTGCGGGCATAGTCTACAAAGTCTAAGGGAATTAAGTAATTCGGAGTTGTTGTTTATGTTTTTTATGATTGGAGGTGGATTAGAGAATGAGTGAATATAAATTGAGTGCATTGCTTGAGTTGAAAGATAAATTTACTAATGTAGCACAAAAAGCTGGGACTTCATTAGGAACATTGAAAGATAAAGTTGGCGGCATAACAGGCAAAATAAAAAATTCTTTTAGTGGAATTCAAGGAGCATTGGCAACTGTTGGGGTTGGTATTGGAGCAGGTACAGCAATTAGCGTATTAAAATCTTCTGTTGAAGCCTATGCAAATTTGGAAGATCAAGTAAGAAGAAATAGAGCTATAATGAGTGCTACAGCAGAACAGGAAAAGCAGCTTATGCAACAGACTAGAGATTTAGGAAGGTCAACTAAATTTACAGCACAGGAAGTAGCGGAAGCACAAATGTATCAGGCAATGGCGGGTATGAAAACAAATGAAGTATTGGAAATGACACCTAAACTTTTAAAAATGTCAATTGCAGCTGGAAGTGATTTTGCTCAAACTTCCGATATAGTTACGGATAACCTGACAGCTTTTGGTATGTCGTTAAAAGATTCCAATAGACTTATGGATGTAATGGTTGCAACAAGTAATAATGCAAATACCAATGTGCAAATGTTAGGGGAGGCTTATAAATATGTTGCAGCAACTTCAAGAAATTTTGAGAGCTTTGAAGATGTAAATATCTTATTAGGAGTACTTGCAGATAACGGAATTAAATCTGGTCAAGCTGGGCGTAATTTAGCAGGAATTTACAGAAGATTGGCTAATCCATCGAAACAAGTGGGAAATGCTTTAAAAGACTTAAATATTCAACTTTATGACCAGCAAGGACATTTTA